GATAATTGCGAAATAATAGTAAAAGATGATACGCAAAAAACTTGGGTAAATACGAATTTTTCTAGATTAACAAATGTCAAGACAGTAGCAGAATATGAAGCATACTAGGAGGTGTCCTTATGCTTAGCGATGAAGTAATAGAAAAAGTAATAGCAAGATTAGTACGTAGAATAGAGCAAGGTAATACATACGTACTAGAAGAAATAGGAAAGAGTATCAAGAAAATTGGTACTCTTACTCCTAGTAAAGCACAAGAGTTAGTACAAATAATGCGTTATGGTGGTGACTATGACAAAATAGTTAAAAGACTAGCTGAAATAACAAAATTAAATGTAAAAGATATCTATAAGATATTTGAAGCAGTTGCAAAAGAAAACTATTTGTTTGCTAAACAGTTTTATAAATACAGAAATAAAAAATATATTCCATGGGAAGAAAACATACCTTTGCAACAGCAAGTAAAAGCCATAGCAAAGATAACAGCTGATAACTATATTAATTTAAGTAATACAACAGCTTTTATTACTCATAATAAAAATGGTAAAGTAGTATATAATTCGCTGTCTAATACCTATCAAAACGCGTTAGACAATGCGATAATAAACGCAGGGCAAGGTAAAGAAACGTTTGATAGTGCTATGAGGCATGTAATACGTGAGTTAGTAGATAGTGGAATAAGAACGGTTGATTATGAAAGCGGTAGGTCAGTAAGGTTAGAAAGTGCAGTAAGAATAGCTATGCAAGGTGGGCTTAGAGATATGAATAATCAATTGCAGTTGCAATTTGGTGAAGAATTTGATGCCGACGGTGTTGAGATATCAGTGCATGAAAACCCAGCACCCGACCACCAATATGTACAAGGTAAACAATTTAGTAATAAAGAGTTTGAAAAGTTTCAAAACGACCAAGACGCAGTTAGTTATGATAATGTACAATTTCCAGCAGAATTTAAAGGGCACGATAGGCGTTCAATAGGACAGTATAACTGTTATCACTATATATTTAGTATAGTATTAGGAGTAAATAAACCATTACATAGTAATGAAGAATTGCAAAAGATAATAGAAAGAAATGATAAAGGCTTTGATTTTGATAACAAGCATTATACAATGTACGAAGGACAACAATTGCAAAGGAAACTAGAAACAGAAATAAGAAAAGCGAAAGACTTGCAAATATCAGCAAGAGCAACTGACGATGATGTATTACTAAATAAAGCACAATCTAAAATAAATGCACTAACTAAAAAATATAATGAATTAAACAATGTAAGTGGACTAAAAAGTCAAATACAAAGAGCAAGTGTAAGTGGTTATCATAAAGTTAAAGTAAAAGAACAACTTAAAACACCTACTTATAAAGGCAATGAAGTATTTGTAAGTGCTAAAGAGAGCAAAAAATTAGATGATTACTTCATAGAGCATTATAAAAAAGAAGAGCATTTAAGACCGTTTGAAAAAGAAAGATATGACAGATTATTAGAAAGAAGAAAACAAGGCTATAAAGATGAAACGATTAAGTTAGATAGTATAGAAAGTTGTAATAAATTATTAGAAAGAGTAAATACTGAAATAACTGGAGATGAAATAAAAAATAGCGATTTTAGATTAGTAAGTGAAGCAACTGAGGTTATTTATAAAAATACAACTAAGTCACCTTATGTAATGTTTGATTTAAAATGGAATAGAGCAAGGCTGAAATTGGAAAATCATACAAGTGGGGTTGCAAATACAAGTATGAATGATATAACATTAAATAACACATATTATAAAAGTTATAAAAGTTTTAAAGAATTAACTAAAAAAAATATAGATAGCAATTGGTGGTCAGATGCACTAAGTAAAAATAAAACTAAAGAAGTAATAACTCACGAATTTGGGCACAGATTACAAGACGAAACAAGTAGTAAAGCATTTTTCCAAATAAACAATAAAGCACACGACTATTTTGCTAAAAAATATGGCAATACATACTATTCATCATTTTTGAATAAAGAAATTACTGAAATACCTGTAGAAAGATATGACGACATCAAAAGAGATTTAATATATGAGCCAATAAGAAGGTTACAAGAAAAAACAGGATTAACTCAAAGAGAAATAATAGATAAGTATGTAAGTAGATATGGCAAAAGTAATTATAAAGAAATGTTTGCTGAAACATTCGCAAGAGCCCAACTAGGTAAAAGTAACGAACTAAGTGATGAACTAATGAAGTTCTTAATTGAAATAGGAGCGTGGGAAGAATGATGCTATTAGAACCGTATTTTATGTATAATGAAAAATGGTATTATTACGACTATAAAGAATTAAAATATAAATTAACAAAATACGCAACTAAAAAAGCAATAAAAAGTTATAAAGAATTTTACAAAGAGTTGCAAAAAGAAGATTAATATGCTATAATTAAATTGTACTAAGTAGTTTCTTAGTCCGTGATTTTCCACACATGAGCCAAAATTGGCTCTTTTTTTGTTAAAAATTTCTTGATTTTTATATTTATTTATATTAATATATATATAAGAAAGGAGTAAATTATGAAACCAATTACAGTTAAGGTATTGAAACAACTATGTGAAAACCAAATTAAGTTAGGTAATGGTGATAAAGTTATAATGATAAGTCAAGATGATGAAGGCAACAGTTATCACTACTTATGGTATGAATTTAGCACGATAGAACAAGCGCTAGCAGAAGACTACATTGATGAAAGTATTGCTAGTAAAGACGATACTATAATATTAGGTTAAAATGCTATGAAAAGGAAAGAAAAAGAAATAATAAAACAAGATATTATTGACTTAGGGTATTTAGTTGATATGTATTCTAAGAATAAACAATTTGAAAAAGCAAGTAATTGTTTAAAAGAAATGCAAGAATTACAATTAAAATTAAAAGGAGGTAAATAATGAATTATTATTTAAAGAAAAGATTAAATAGCGATATTAAAAGAAGTGATATGGCAAACATGTTAGGGTTAGATTATAATTTCTATCATGCAATTGAGAAAGGAAGTGTTAAAATGCCAATTAACTTGATTAATAAGTTTAATGAAATAATTAACAAAGGAAAAGAAAATGAAATATTAGGAGTAGAAAATACTATTAGGGCTAATGAATTTTGGGAACAAATGCATAAAAAAGATAGTACAGGAAGATGGGAATTAGTTAATAAAATGCACGAGTTTAATATTAAAAACTACGAAGAATTAGTTGCTTTATTAGGTTATAAAAGCGTAGGTACAATTTATAATTATCTAGAAGATAGAAATCCTGTAGGAAACGAATTTAAGAAAAGATTATATAATTTCTTTAATGATGAAACGAATATACAAATACCTAAAAGCGAAAGTAAACCTAAAGCGACATATAAAATTAATAATGAAAGCAGAAAAGCAAATCCTAAACTAGATAAGTATTATGAAAGAACAAACTTTAAAAAGATAATGAAAGAAAACAATATAACTAACGTTCAAATAGCAGATGCAATTGGAGTACATAATAGTACAGTATCAACATTAACTTGCAAGAAATACAAGCCTAGTTATAGAATAATTCAATTAGTAAAAGATTATCTAGAAAACAATATACCAAAAGAAGAAAAGCCCACTCAAGAAGATTATATTTCTAAGTCTAAAGTATTAGAAACATGCGAGCAAGAAATAGCAAGTAATTTTAAAAGAATAGAAGCACTAAGAAACGAAATAGCCGATATTGAGTCGAAAATAGAGACATTAAATAGAGTAATGTCAGTAATTAAGAATATGTAAAGGGGATAAATATGGCAAGATTAAACAAGCAATATTATTATACAAAAAATGGGGAAAAGAAAATTAATTGTTATCATATCACTATTACTAAAAACCAATTAATAGATGCTGAAATAGATAGTGAAAAAGAAATAAAAATATCTATTAAAAATAAAAAAATAATTATAGAGCAATAATAAGGTTGGTTAAATGTCATTATGATATGGAGGTAATAATGATAATTAATAACAAAGAATTAAAAAAGATGCTAAAAGAACACGGAAGACAATATACGTTAACAATGTATGTGAATAGGTTTTTTCATATGACGAAGAAACAACTAGAATACGTATTAAATTATAAGGAGAAATAATATGAAAAAAGAGCAAAAAGAATTAGATAATATCAAGTGTGATGTATGTGGTTATTCTAATTTAAAAGGCTATGTTCAAAGTTCAGGTGTATGTCATTTATGTGGTAATATTTTAGATAAAAAAACATATTTTAAAATTAAATTAAATAGAAAGTTAAGGTTATGGCGAGATGATAGACATGCCGACATACAACAAGGAATTAATAGACGAAATAATAAGTAAATTATATGAACTAAGAATTAAAACAGAATTTGAAGATAAAGTAAGAGGAAAAGTAAGATATGTATCTAAAAGAAGTGCATATAATGACCTAATTAAGTTATTAGAAAATGTATATGGAAGATAAAAAGACAGATTTGTCTTTTTTTCTATTTAGTGATATAATGATAATGTAAAAGAAAAGGGAGGGTTTTTATGCAACAAATATGGGTAGCAATAGTTAGTGGTTTATGCGTAGCAATACCATCTATTATTGCAACAGTATCAAGTAATAAAAAGAATAATGACTTGGTATTATATAGAATTGAGGAGTTAGATAAAAAGGTCCACGAACATAACAACTTAATTGACAGAATGTATAAAGCAGAAAAAACAATTTCTATATTAGAAAATGAAGTAGGAGATATAAAAGGCACTAAGTAGTGCTTTTTTTATTGATTAATTTTAATTGTTATCATATAATATACGAAAATTAGGAGGTAAATTATGAAAAAAGAACATTTTTATTATGATATGTCTAAAGAAACATACGATTATATTACTAAAGGAAACTTATTAAAAGAAAGCAAAAAAGAAAAAACAATATTAGATATGTGTTTAAAAGGCAAAACGATTAAAGAAATGTCAGAAACAACAGGTTATAGCACCGCGACTATATCAAATAGAAAAAGAGATATTTACAAAAAGATATATAATTTTTTTTAATTCGTAAATTTATAATAAAGTATAAGAAGTTATAGTGAAGTATAAAAAGTTATAAGACGCTAATTTAAAGATTAATTTATAATATGGTTTAATTAAGTAAAAAGATATTATTTTGATATTAATAATACAAATATTAAAGTAAAATTAAATTAGGAAGGTAATTATGAAGAAAGAGTTAGTGTCACTGCAAATTTTGAACGATTTTTTAAGCAAAACAATGCTAAGCGATAATGAAATTGATGTATTAAAACGATATATTAAAGGAGATACTATAGTAAAAATAGCAAATGATACATCACAAGGTACCGCAACAGTATCTAGAATAATAGCAAATTTAAAAACACAATATAATAAATATAAAGAATTAGAACTTGCTAAGTTAATAATATTTCAAAAAAGATAATAATATGGTAATTAAAGCCATATTTTTTTTGTTATTCTTTACTTGAAAGGAGAGTTGAAGTATTTAGTTTAATACACTATTACTATATACAAACCTTTCATTTTTTTATTTAGGAGGTCATTATGTATAACAACCCTTATTTACAATACAATAGTCAATCTGCTTTAGATAGAATTAATAATCAAATGGCAGAACTAGAAAAGATGCGAGAGCAATTACAAAAACCAGTACAACAACCAACTAATTTAACACAGAACTTCCAAATAGCACCTACTAATAGAGAAATAATGAGATATGCTACATCTATTGAAGAAGTGCAAAGAGATATGGTAATAAATGATACACCATATTTTAGTAAAGATATGTCTGTTGTGTGGTTAAAAAATGCTAAAGGTGAAATAAAAACGTATGAATTAACAGAAATAATACCAAAAGATAATAAAGATATACAAATTGAATATTTACAAGCACAAATAGAAGAATTAAGAAAAGAGATGAAAAAGTATGAACCCTATGATGTTATTAATGAACCAATTACAGACGCAATTAAAAGCGAAGAACCCGCAGATGTTTCAACAATTTCAAAGTCTAGTAAAAAGCAAAAACGACCCGAATAAGATATTAACTGATATGACTAAAAAATACACACCAGAGCAGATGCAACAATTCAAACAATTTGTAAATGGCTTTGGTATAACTGATGAACAATTAAGTAAATATGGTATTAATACAAAATAGTATTGATATAAAAAAGAAAGAGAGGTGAATTATGAATAACGGAATACAACCTACTGTTGAATTAGCAACCAATAATGGCAACGGCTTTTACCCATATCCAGTATATCCAATGATGGGTGGTGGTTATGGAAATGGCAACGGCTTCTTTGGGGGAGATGGAATTTGGGTAATTATATTACTAGCGTTGTTATTTGGCTGGGGCAATAACGGAAATGGTAATGGCTTCTTTGGTGGTAATACTTTTGATAATGGTTATGCTTGGTTAAGTAATGGACAAAAAGAAATTATGACTAAC